GGCAGGAGGCCGCCAACGCCGGCAAAGACCTAGACGCGATGGTCGAAGACGGCGCGTTGCTTCCTGAAACGGTCACTGCCGTGGTTGTGGACGTGCTTAGCCGGATTTTGCGACAAGATACTTCCGGCGAGGCTATGTCGCAGGAAAGTCAAAGCGCGCTGGGGTATTCCTGGAGCGGCACCTATGCCGTCCCCGGCGGCGGCATTTCAAACGCAATTATGCGGAATGATCTGAAGCGGCTGGGGCTACGGCGGCAGAGAATCGGGGTGATCGACCTTTATGCACAAGATTCAAGGCGTCAGCGTGACACTGATTGACCGCGCGGAAACAGGGAAAGACCCATTCGGCGCACCGATTTATGCAGATGTCCCCATCACGGTTGAAAATGTCCTGATTGCGCCGGCGTCGGCTGATGACATCGTCACTTCCACCGACTTGTACGGCAAAAAGGCTGTTTATCTGCTGGGGATTCCCAAAGGCGACGCCCACACCTGGGATGACCGACTTGTACAGTTTTTCGGACAGACTTGGCGGGTGTTCGGCTTGGCGCAGGAAGGCATTGCAGACCTGGTCCCGCTGGGATGGAACAAAAAAGTCATGGTGGAACGCTATGGATAAAAAAGTGAAATTCGTGCTTAATCGATCAGGCGTGCGAAGCCTGCTGCGCGGCGCGGAAATGATGGAAATTATCGATGCAAAGGCGGGGCGTGTAGCCCAGCGCGCCGGAATCGGTTATGTGACTAGCCAATATACCGGCAGAAACCGCGTCAACGTATCGGTGTACGCAGAAACGGATGAAGCGTGGCGGGACTGCCTTGAAAATAACAGCTTGATTAAAGCGCTAGGGGGTGGCGGCTGATGGTTGAAACTATCATCTTGAATCACCTGTCCGACCGCTTGGCCGTGCGTGTTTGCATGGAAATACCCGCGGAAAACCCGCCGCGATTTGTGCTGATTGAAAAAGTCGGCGGCGGGGAACGGGACTTGATTCAGACGGCCACGCTGGCAATACAGTCTTACGCGGAATCAATGTATCAGGCGGCCGCGCTGAACGAACAGGTTAAGACGGCCATGCGGGATGCGGTGACGCTGGACAGCATTTCACGCTGTGAAATTAACAGCGATTACAACTACACCGATACAACGAAAAAGAAGTACCGCTATCAAGCGGTATTCGACATCGTAATTTGCGGGGAGGAATAAAACCAATGGCAAATAATTCTAGCTACGTAACTACTGGTAAGCCGAAAATCGGCGGCGCAATCTTCCGCGCACCGGTTGGCACGACCCTGCCGACATCGGCGACGACCGAACTTGACGCTGCTTTTGCCGCGCTTGGATACGTATCCGAAGACGGCGTCAGCAACAGCAACAGCATGGAAGTAGAAGAAACGCCGGCATGGGGCGGCGATGTTGTGCTGACGACCGAGACGGGAAAAGAAGACAAATTCACGTTCAAGCTGATTGAAGCAATGAACGTCGATGTTCTGAAGACCGTCTACGGTGACGACAATGTCACCGGCACGCTGGCAACTGGAATCACAATCAAAGCGAACAGCCTGCCGCTGGATCAGAGCGCGTGGGTAGTTGACATGATTCTGCGTAACGGCGTGAAAAAGCGTATTGTTGTGCCGTGCGCGTCCGTGACGGAGGTGGGCGACATTACATATTCCGACAGCGACGCGGTAGGATATGAAACTACCATCACCGCCACACCGGACACGGCGGGCAACACGCACTACGAATACATTTTCGGGGGTGAAGCATGACGGATATCCGCACCGCATCGGGCTTCGAAATTAGCATTGATCCCGCCGCGCTTGACAACTGGGAATTGCTTGAAGCGCTGTCCGCGTCTGACGAAAATCCGTATCAGATCGTAAAGATTTGTCCGCTGCTGCTGGGCAAGGATGGAACGGAACGGCTGAAAAACCATCTGCGCACGGAAAACGGCATTGTACCTGCATCGGGAATGGAACGCGAAATTACAGAAATTTTCAATTTGCTTGCAGCAAAAGAAAAAAACTGATGAACCTCGTCGCTTTTTTGAAACTAGATGAAGATGCGTTGATTTGTGATTTCGCAGAGACGTATCACATCTTTGATTTCCGCGCCTTGCCTGCACGGCGGGCGGCAACATTGGCGGCGGGGCTTCACGATAACAGTAGAATTAAACTAAAAGCAGCAGGGCTACCGTGCGCATCGGAAACCCTGCTGCTCGCACTCGCTGTGGATCATCTAGGCTTTATTGCGTGGTCGAAAACGCAGGACGGGCAGAAAAACCGCAATCGCCCCGCGTCGATTTATTCGCGTCTGATGGGACTTGAACAGCAAAAAACGAACGAAGTCGCGGCGTTTGACAGCGCAGAAGCGTTTGAACGCGCGATGCAAAAAATCGAAAGAAAGGGGGCATCGGCAGAATGGCAACAGAATTAGGGCAGGCGTATGTGCAGATTATCCCTTCCGCTCGCGGCATCAAGGAAAAGCTGAAGGAAATTTTAGGCGATAACATGCCGAAGGGCGAAGATGACGGCAACAAATACGGCACAGGATTTGTGACGAAAGTGAAAGGGCTTGTTGCGGCGGCTGGCATCGGTATGGCACTGAAAAAGTCCATTACCGAAGGCGCGGCGTTGCAGCAGTCAATGGGCGGAATCGAAACGCTGTTCAAAGACAGCGCAAACAAGGTTATCGCGAACGCAAAACAGGCGTATAAAACCGCGGGCGTGTCCGCGAATCAGTACATGGAACAGGTGACCAGCTTTTCCGCTAGCCTGCTTCAGTCGCTGGGCGGCGACACGAAAAAAGCCGCAGCAGTCGCAGACATGGCACTGCGTGACATGTCAGACAACAAAAACAAGTTCGGCTCTAGCATGCAGGACATTCAGAATGCATATCAGGGCTTTGCGAAGCAGAACTATACGATAAATCTAATGTCCGCTGCATAAGTGATTATGCGGTGAGCGCGGGTGAACCTACCAAGGGTGTGAGATTTCGATCTTGCTAACGGGGAAACTCTAAACGGCATCAGCCGCATGACAATCCCGTGCCAAGCCCCTGCGGGGGAAGGTGTAACGACTATCGGTTCGTCACCGAGTACAATGTCTATTGGTACGGCGTTGGAAGTGCCCGCCAACTAATTCAACGTCAAACAAATCACGTATCAGATACGGGAAAGAGTTCGCCAAAGGCCGCTTTAAAGGCTGGACGTTTGAATTAGTTGAAGATATAGTCTAATCCCTACGAAATGCCGCGAAAGCGGGGGTGCAAAATGGTTAGACAACCTGAAGCTAGGTTATGGCGGCACAAGATCAGAAATGGAACGCCTGCTAGCTGACGCGGAAAACCTGACGGGCGTGCACTACGACATCAATAACCTGTCTGACGTTTATAACGCAATTCACGCAATTCAGGACAACCTGCACATTACCGGCACGACCGCGCAAGAAGCCGAACACACGTTGACCGGCTCGTTTGAAATGATGAAAGCCGCCGCACAGGATTTCGCAGGCAGCCTAGCCCTCGGGCAAAACATCGAACCGGAAATGATTAAGGTTGCGTCGTCGGTGCAGGCGTTTTTGTCAAATCTTCTGCCCGCCGTCGGCAACATTTTTAACGCACTGCCGCAGATGGCACATGTCGGCGCACAGCTGATTAACAACCTCGCGACAAGCATTCAGCAGAACTTGCCGCAACTGATCCCGGCGGCGATGCAAACACTTGTTTCTTTCTCCAGCTCGTTGCGGCAGAATGTCGGACAGCTGGTTGATGCAGGCTTGAATCTGATAACGGCATTGGCGCAGTCGTTCATTACAAACATTCCGGTATTCGTCGCAACAATCCCCGCGCTGATTACGAATTTGGCCGGGATCATTAACGACAACGCGCCGAAGCTGTTGACAACTGGTGTACAACTGTTGGGACAGCTTGCGCTTGGATTGATTCAGGCAATTCCCTCGTTGGTGGCTAACATTCCGGCAATCATTCAGGCAATCGTTGCGGTGTTCACGGCGTTTAACTGGCTGGCGCTGGGCAAAAACATCTTTACGGCGCTGAAAAACGGATTGCAGTCTGTCGGCCCTGCGCTGAAGGCGGCCGCGACAAACATCAAAAACGGAATTGTCAATGCAATCAGAAATCTGCCGTCACTGCTGATGAATTTGGGCAGAAACGCGGGGTCCTTTCTTGCGAACGGCATTCGCGGCATGATGGGCTTGATCCGCGCGGCGGCGACTGCGATTCTTCGCGCGATTGTGTCGGCTATTCAGTCACTGCCGTCAAAGCTGCTGACGCTAGGCCGGAATGCGGTGTCACGGCTGCGGTCTGCGTTTACAGGCGGCAACTGGGGCAGTATCGGCAGAAATATTATTAACGGCATTGTGTCTGGTGTAGCCGGTGCGGCTGGTCGCCTGTTTTCGAAGATGCGCAGCTTGGCAAGCGGCGCATTGAACGCGGCGAAAAAAGCACTGGGCATTGCATCCCCGTCGAAGCTGATGCGTGATGAGATTGGGAAGTGGATTCCGGCCGGTATCGCAGTAGGTATCGACACAAACGAAAAAGTGTTACAGGATTCGGTTGGGAATATGCTTGATCTGCGCAATTTAGGCGTGAAAGCCGTCAACACATCCCCGCTCGCGGTCACCGGCGGCGAAAGCGCGGCGAGAAACATCACATATAACCAGACGATCAACAGCCCGAAAGCGCTGACACGACGGGAAATCATCAGACAGACGCGGAACACGGCAAGGGAGTTGACGGCGTATGCGCATTGAAGAACCACCGAGAATTTATGTAACGGAAACGCCGGCCACGGACGTTGAATACATTCCCGCCGATGCGGTTGAATTGACGACGGGGATTGACGGCTACATGGTAAACAGCAGCATTGCGGGCCTTGCGCGCCCCGACGCGGAAATCGCACATAACAAATTCGCAGGGGCAAACGCCTCGCGGATTTCCGGACGGCAAATCGCCGCGCGGAATATCGTGTTTGAAATCATTCCCCTGCCGCCGTTCGCGCAAAACCGCGAGCGGCTTTACAACATCCTGCCATTCGGGAAGTCGCTGCGCTTCTACTTTGAAAAAGCCGGAAAAATCGTGTTTATCGACGGTGAAGTGGAAAAGCTCGGCGGCGAAATGTCGCCTGAAAAGCCGTTCCGATTTAGCTTGTCGGTGCTTTGCCCGTTTCCGTGGGTTCAATCGCTCGAATTACACAGTATGAAGCTGAAAGCAGGCGACAACATCGTATACAATCGCGGCGACATTCCCGCCGGCTTTCGGTGGTATGTTGAACCGGTTGCAAACAAAGTTCGCGCGTATGAAATCAAGCTGACGGCAGGCGGTGAGACGTTCGCGACAAAACCAGACAAGGCTATAGTAGCGGCGACCGAGTTGATTACCGTGCCGGGGAAAAAATACTTTCACTGTGTCACCAATTCTGTATTATCACAAGAAAGGCCCGCGTTTTCCTTGCTGACAGCAAATTCCGCCTGGCCGCAAATCCCCGCGGGAGAACAGACGGTGACACTGACATACACGAACGACAGCCCGGCAGGTTACACCTACGACGATATGAATACGCTATACTGGCGCGATACGTTTTCGGGGGTGTAGCTGATGGACTTCTATGTTATGAATCAAAATTTCGAGTGGCTTGACATCGTCGAAAATGCCGTGTCGAAGCGCTGGAAAAAGTGCTTTGTCGACGCGGGCACATTTGAAATTTACACAGCCGCAACCCCGCGGTATGTTGATCTGCTGCAAAAAGATCGGTATGTCGTCCGCCGGGACGATGACATGATCGGCGTGATTGAACGCATCAACATGCAGACGGATGCTGACGGGCAGGACATGTTACTTGTGTCCGGACGCTGCGCAAAATCGTTATTCGCGCGGCGGATCATCAACAAACAGCAGATTTTTAACGGAACTGTTTGGAACAGAATGTACTGGATGCTGCACGACCATGCCGTTGCGCCGTCTGCAAACAATCGGATTATTCCGAATTTTGTGATTGATAGCGTCGCGGACGAAATTAAAGGCGAAAAGGCGCAGACACAGCACACAGGGACTAATCTGCTGACTGCCGTGACTGATCTTTTATCAAGTAACAATCTTGGCTGGAAAGTCTATCAGGACGGCGAAAATATGCACGTTAAGATGATTGCAGGCGTTGACCGGACGGTCGATCAGACGGACAGGGACGCTGTGATTTTTTCAGACGGCTTTGACAATCTGATATCATCCGACTACGAACGTGATAACACAGAATACGCGAATGTAGCGGTTATCGCAGGCGAAGGCGAAGGCGCGGCGCGCGTGTGGACAGGCGTTGATGCGACTGGAAAGGCATCCGGTGTGTTCGAAGGCTTGAACAGATACGAATTATTTGTTGATGCGCGCGACGTGCAAAGCAAAACAACGGACACGGCAGGAAATGAAAAGGTAATCAGCAAAGCGGCATATATCGCACAACTGCGCGCGCGCGGGCTGGAAAAACTAGCAGAAAAAAGCCGCACGGAATCATTTGACGGCGAAATCGACTTGGATACATACGCATACCGCACAGATTTCGACGTCGGCGACTTGGTGACCGTCCGCGACCGGCACGGCATTACAGCAAATACGCGAATTGTTGCGATTGACGAAATCGAGGACGAAGACGGTTACACGATCACACCGACATTTTCTGATTATGTAATCACTGATTATAGCTATGACGAGGAGGGCGGATAACGTGCGAAGAAAATATGACGGCACGATTTACCGCGGCACGACGACGATAAACGTGTTTGTGTTAGCCGATGCGTTGCAAGATGCGGACATCACAACGTGTTACGCGACGTATTACCAGCGCGAGAAAAAGGTGCTGGGAAAGTCGCTGTCGGACATGACGATTGAACCTGTCGCCGTGACGATGACGGACGGCACAGCGGCAAATAAACGCGCGGTGCTGGTCACGCTGACGCAGGAGGACACGCTGTTGTTTAATTCGCGCAATCAGGCGACCGGACTGGATGACGCGCGGGTACAGCTGCGGCTGAAAACTGCGAACGGCGAAGCTGCCGCGACGCGGTACGTATATCTGCATGTTCACGAAATCTTGAAGGACGGTGAAATCTGATGGTAAAAGATGTAATTTTAGACGCGTTTGCGTCCGGCATGTACGTGCAGGCGTCGGCATCGCTGAAAACCGAGGTCGCGGACATCCGCACCGGAGAGGACGGAACGGTCTACGCGTCGGCGGGCGATGCGGTCCGGGAGCAGATTAGCGCAGTAAAAGCGGAAATCGACAAACACAGCGGTAGCGGGGTCACAAGAGAACACGCGGCGGCCTTAGACGCACTGCTTAATTGCATTGCATACGACGCCGACTCTAATTATGCAGCTGCATATTCAAATTTTCGCGCGGTATTCGGGCTTGATGTTGCTGTTTCGTACATCACCGCGGTAGCAAATTCGGCAACAGCATCCGAAGGGACTGACGCGCGGCAGTTAGATATCACCGTAACAGCATATTACAGCGATGGAACATCCGACAGGGTGTTGAATTATGCCATCGCGGGAACCGTCGTACTGGGCGAAAACACATTTACAATTTCATACGGTGGAAAATCAACTACAGTTTCGGTGACAGGCGTAGGATATGATAGTGCACCTGTCATCGTGTCGGAAGATTGCGGACAGGATACAACAGGATCAACTGTAGCGAAGCAAGGTTTATGTGTTACAAAGAACTATGATATCAGTGATGGATTTGACTCGGCGGGTGGGCTGCAGATTATCTACTGTATTACAAACCCTGATTCTGTGTCCGCTGTCACCCCGTTCACAAAAGCGGTGTTTAAGGATGCTTCTGGGGCGTTTACTGGGTATTTTTCGATACTAAGGGATGAAGAAACGAACTGGTACAAAAACCCGGCAGAGGGCAGTGAAAAAGTATCGTTTACATTGTATTCGGCTGGATTGGCTACATCATTCGCATATCTTGGTAAAACGGGAAGAATCGTCTTCGCCGGGGCGGAAACGCAGTATTACGGGAAACGATACATCACGGATTAAGGCGGTGACATGATGGGAATATGTACAGTGCAGGCGGAAGACCTTGTGTCGGTATGCGACATTTCAGGGAATGTTCTTTCAACCGCTTGTGATCTCGGCGGTGAAACAATATTCAATGGCGAACCGTCAGATTACACGAAATACGATACAAAGTATCAGAAACTAATACTAGATACGCGCGACGAATGGGCTGCTGATTATCGTGCAGATGATTCTTCTATTCCGTTGTTGATACACACAGATCAACACGGATATTTGAATTCTGCACACAAACAGACGTTCGATTACCTTGCAAAGTGTATTCGATGGGATGAAACTTCCGCAATCGTCGGGCTGGGCGATGCGTGCGCGGGAGTATATAATATGTCAGGACTAAACGCTATGACATCGTGCCTATCTGGCATTA